ACCGGATGGCCGACCGCTGCCCTTGGTGTCCCTCTCTCTCCCACGTGGTGCTTTAGTTTGAATTAAAGATATGTTTTATGCTTTGTCCAATCAGATTTGGTCTGGCGAGTCTAGGTATTCGTGTTCAAACTTAGTGACCAAGTATTACCGCATATAAGTACGAGTTATCTTATGTGGAGCCAGACATCTTTAATTCAAAATGCCTAAGCGGGATGCCCCGTGGCGTTCTATGGCGGGAACCTCCAAGGTTAGTCGAAACGCCAATTATTCTCCTGGTGGATCATCTGGCCCAAAATCCAACAGGGCCAATACTTGGGTTAATAGGCCCATGTACAGGAAGCCCAGGATATATCGGATGTATAGGACCCCCGATGTTCCAAGAGGCTGTGAAGGCCCATGTAAGGTGCAATCCTTTGAGCAACGCCATGATATCTCACATGTTGGCAAGGTGATGTGTATATCCGACGTGACACGTGGGAACGGTATAACTCACCGTGTTGGTAAGCGTTTTTGTGTTAAGTCCGTGTACATACTAGGCAAGATATGGATGGACGAGAACATCAAGTTGAAGAACCACACCAATAGTGTTATGTTTTGGTTAGTTAGGGATAGGAGACCATATGGCACTCCCATGGATTTTGGGCAAGTGTTTAATATGTTTGACAATGAGCCTAGTACTGCTACGGTCAAGAATGATCTCCGTGATCGTTTTCAAGTCATGCACAAATTTTATGCCAAGGTTACAGGTGGACAATATGCTAGTAATGAGCAGGCGATTGTTAAGCGTTTCTGGAAGGTGAACAGTCATGTTGTTTATAACCACCAGGAAGCCGCTAAGTACGAAAATCATACGGAGAATGCTCTATTATTGTACATGGCATGTACTCATGCCTCTAACCCTGTGTATGCTACTTTGAAAATTCGGATCTATTTTTATGATTCGATAATGAATTAATAAAATTTGAATTTTATTTCATGTTGTTCAAGTACATCATTTACATATTGTCTGTCCGTTGCATATGAGACAGCTCTAATTACATTATTAACTGAAATAACCCCTAAATTGTCTAAGAATTTCATAACAAGAAATTTGAATCTACTTAAATAAATCTGCCCAGAAGCTGTCGTCAAAGTCGTCCAGACTTGGAAATTGAAGTAGGCTTTGTGGAGATCCAACGCTTTCCTGAGGTTGTGGTTGGCGCGAATTTGTATGTGGAACACTCTGCTGTGGGTGAACATTGGACGGTCCACCCTGATTATTTTGAAATAGAGGGGATTTGGAACCTCCCAGATAAAAACGCCACTCGTTGCTTGAGCTGCAGTGATGGGTTCCCCTGTGCGTGAATCCATGGTTGCTGCAGTTAATGTGTAGGTAATATGAACAACCGCACTGCAGATCAATTCTTTTACGTCTCGTCTGCCTCTTTGCGAATCTATGACGAGGTTTGATTGACGGTGGAGTAGAGTGGTTCCTCAATGGTGACGAAGACGGCGTTTTTCTTTGCCCAGTCATTGAGTGTTTTGTTTTTTTCCTCTCCGAGATACTCCTTATATGATGAATGGGGGCCAGGATTGCAGAGGAAGATAGTGGGAATTCCACCTTTAATTTGAATTGGCTTTCCGTATTTGCAGTTTGATGGCCAATCCCTCTGGGCCCCCATGAATTCTTTAAAGTGCTTGAGATAATGCGGATCTACGTCATCGATGACGTTATACCATGCATCATTGGAGTATATCCTCGGGTTGAGATCTATATGTCCACATAGATAATTGTGAGGGCCCAGGCTACGGGCCCATATTGTTTTGCCCGTTCTTGATGGTCCTTCAACAATGATTGATATAGGTCTCAACGGCCGCGCAGCGGCATCGGAAATATTATCGTCGACCCACTTCATCATTATTTCCGGTACATTAATGAACGTGGACATTTGAAATGGAGGAACCCATGGTTCCGGAGGTTTATGGAATATTTTCGTTATATTTGAAACCAGATTGTGATATTGGAGGACGAAATGTTGTGGTTGTTGTTCCTTAATGATCTGCATCGCCTCTTCTGCAGAAGATGAATTCAACGCCGTCGCATATGTGTCGTTAGCAGATTGCTGACCTCCTCTAGCAGATCTGCCGTCGATTTGAAATTGTCCCCATTCGATTGTATCTCCGTCTTTGTCGATGTAGGACTTGACGTCGGAGCTAGACTTAGCTCCCTGTATGTTCGGATGGAAATGTGCTGACCTGGTTGGGGAAACCAAGTCGAAGAATCTGTTATTCTTGCACTGGTATTTCCCTTCGAACTGGATGAGCACGTGAAGATGAGGTTCCCCATTTTCGTGGAGTTCTCTGCATATTTTGATGAACTTCTTGTTGACAGGAGTGTTTAGGTTTTGTAATTGGGAAAGTGCCTCTTCTTTGGTTAGAGAGCACTTGGGGTATGTAATGAAATAATTCTTGGCATTTATTCTAAAACGCTGAACTGATGGCATTCTCGTAATAAAAAGGCTGGACACCAATTGAATGTACGGAGAGACACCAATTGAGCTCTTCAACTCCCCCCCCTTGTATTGGTGTCTGGGGTCTTATTTATAGTATACCTTCTATTCTTTAATTTTTTGACACGTGGAGGCCATCCGTTATAATATT